AAGATGCGCCAGTAGGGCGAGCGCTGCGCCCAATAGGTGATGTGGCCGAATATCTTGTCTTCCTCGGTGCGCGGATCGCCCTGCATCTCAGTTGCGAACGCTCGGGGCGACTTCGCGCGCTGACGCATCAGCCAAAAGAGGGAGCGCACGGACGGCCAAGACGTAACCGCGCCTTCGTCCATCTCGGCGCGGTTGGCTTCGTAGAAGCGGTACGACGGCAGCTCAGCTTCGGATATGACTTCGCCGCGTGCTGCTCCTTCGGCGATCGCATCCTTATCCGCGTTGCGCATCAGCTCCTCGCATTGCGCCCATAGGTCCTTATTGGTAGGCGGCTTCTCGATTGCGCGGAAGTGATGCACGATATGACCGATGCTGCGCTTCGCGCGCGAGATCGGATCGTCCTTGTCGAGCACCGTGCCCACGCCGACATATTTGACTGTGCCATCGGGCGGGCCGAGGTAGTCGATCGCCTTTTCCAGCCACGTCCATCGGTTCTGCCGCTCGGTCGGACTTTTCGCTTCCGTGTCGGTGATCAGATCGTCACCAAACAGCACCTTCGGCCGGCTCGCGCCGTGGAACGTACCGCGAATCGCCTGTTCGGCACCGAACGGCTCGACCTTCACGCCGTTCTTGGTGATGAACTCGCCGACCTTCCACATTGGCCCTTTGCCGCATACCTCGGGGAAGTCGAGCGCAAGCGCCGCGTTAGCGGTCAGCTCGGTTTTAACGACTTCGAGCAGCTTGGTCGGCAGCGACGTTTCCGCGCCGAGCAAAATGAGGTAGTCCAGGAACGCGGGGACGTCGCCAGTCCAGCCGACTTCACGACGAATCTCTTCGCGCTGCAGTAGCCCTTGCACGATGATGTACGTGGGGCCGATCTTCGTCGTCAGTGACGACTTGGCCTCGCCGCGAGGGGCAACCCACCATTCGCGTGTGCCACCGGCCTGACGCAACAGCTTTGCGAAGCGGTTGCAAAAGTGCGCTTGAAAAAGGGACGGCGTGCCACGAATGTGATGAGGAAAGTAGGTATAGGCGAAGAATTGATAGTCGGCGTCGACGAGCACACGTCGACGGCGGGCAAGGCGTGCCTCGGGCGACGGATCAAGGCCAGTTGAATGCGCCTCGATATCGAGGCGCAACGAGCGGGCCAACTCGGCCAACTCGTCGCGGAACTTCTTCTCGGTAAATTTCTGCGTCATGTTGTTGACCGTCTTTGTGGCAACCGCCCGGATTTGAACCGGGGCCGGCGGGCGCCCACCGTCTGGAATACCAGCCTCCCCCCCCAATGGGGTGCTCTACCTGACTGAGCTACGGTTGCCACAAAGACCGGCTCCCCCGTTAGCCGTATGCGACAGCTAATTCGTCGCCAAACGGGCCGAGCACTTCGGCAAACGCCGCGATGTGTTCGGGATGGCGCTCCTTGATGAACGTTGCTAAGCGCTGCACAACACCCATTGCGACCGCCAGCTCGTTCGTTTCCGGCAACACACGCTTGGACGCGTTGATCGTCTTGTTGTACGCATCGGCGAGACTGGCGAGCATCGAAACCTTCTCGGCCGCGTCGATCTGGGCAACCTCCAACTCGCAGATCGTCGCCTGATACTGCGTAATGAGTCCGGCGAGCATCTGACGTGCGGCGCTTTCGATGCCGCCCCCGGCCATCATTTGCGCCGTCTGCGCCTTTTCCCAATCGTCTCCATTCGCAGCCGCTTCGTCTTTCCAGCGTCGTGCGGTCGAATATGAAACGCCATGCTTCGAACTCGCGATCTCAAGCGATAGGCGATCGAATACAAACGATCGCCGTACCTTGTCGCGGATCTCTTTCGAGTGCGCCATGTATCCTTTACAGACCGAGCTTCGCGCGCGCGAACGTGATGCCGGCCGCAACTAACCCGCCCGCCACACCGCCCGTCAAACCACCGGCCAATGCCCCCGCGCCTGCGCCCTTGCGAGCGGCCGTCTTCTCGACCTGGCCCATGCGCGTGGACAAGTCCGCGATGTGCGTGGAGAGGTCGGTCACGTTCGCGTCGATTTTCCGCAGCAGCGCGAGCGATTCCGGGTCGCTGCTCGATGCGGCCCATCCTGCCGCCACCTGAATCCCTGCCGGTGCGACCGGCGGTGCGGGAGCGACCAGCGAAGCGTTCGCGTCTGCGGCCGAAGCGGGCGATCCAGGCTGCGGTGCCACGTCGGCCACGCTCGGTGTCTGCGCGCTCGATTCCGACGAGGTGGAAGCCTGCGCGTCCGCTCCCTGTGCGCTGGGAGCCGTCGAGTTCGCCGCGCTTGTGTCCGGCGTCGGCGCGATGGGAGCTGCGGCAGCGGCATCCGGTGCGCTTGCTGAAGTCGCCTGCGTCTGCGTACTCAACGTCTGTGCTGCGGCCATCAGGACGGCGACCAATTGCGATGCAACGTCGGGGCTGGCCGTGGTAGCGGTATTGCTCATGGTTTGTTTGCCTGCATGAGATAGGTATTGATTTCATTGAGTCGCGCCTCGATCCGCTCAAGCAGTTCGCGGGTCTCATCGCGGTTGTCCTTCACTTCGTCGCGGCTTGCATACTTCTGAGCCACGGCCTCGCGGAAGCTGGCGAGTTCCTTTTGGAGCTGGACAATTGCCCGGCTGCATTCCTTCGAGTCGCTCTGGACACGTGCCACCCAGATCCCGCACGCGCTTACCGAAACGAACCACAGCGCGGAGATGACCCCGAGGACGATCGTGGTTCCGTCAAGTGTGAATTGCATAGCCCCTCTTTCTAAGTCCTTCTTCGCGCTGCTTTTGGCACTTGATGCAAAGCCGGCAACCCGGCACCGCGTCTTGGCGTTCCTGCGGTATCTCGACCCCGCAGTCTTCGTTCACGCAATACCGCTCCGATTTGACCGGCTCTGCCGGGATCGGGCGGGTTGCTGCTGCGAGTACCAGCGCCCGATACTGTTCTTCGAAGAGGCTTGCGAGATCAAAATCGTCCGGCATGAATCTCCCTATTGCTGGGCAGTCGTTGCAGCGGTTTGCGATGCCGGCTGCAGACCGCGTATTGCTGTCAATTTGGCTTCGGTGCTATGGGCACGGTTGGCGTAGTCGACGAACCAATCGAGGATGTCGGCCTGTGATACCCCGGAGTCAGAGGTGGCATCGGAGTCGGGGACGCCAGTAGCCCCGCTGGGATCAGCGCTTGACGGCTCGGCACCACTACCGTCATCGATTCCTGCTGCGGCGTTCCACAGGCGGACAAAGCCCCAAGAAAACACGCACTCACGAACAGGAGTAACTGGCGCGGCCGACTGAACATTGAGCGCGCGCGGAGGCAATGCGACGTGAGGTTGAGCGACTTCATCGATGTGCTCCTTTAGCGCGGCCGAGTGAGTGTCGGCCGCATGCTGGTCAATAAAGAATTGAGATTCCGCTGCTTGTCCCTGCGCGACGTGCGACGCGTAATCGGCGAACGCGCCGCTTGCCGCCGACGCTGCGGCTTGGCTCATTCGCGCCTTGTAGTTCGCGAGGTTTGCGTTACCGATCGCTGCGGCTTTGTCGTAGCCCGAGTCGTACGTTGTCCAGAACGCTAGGCCGATCAGTGCGGCGAGCACGAAAGCGCCGGCCAGCTTGATACAGGCGATGGGATTCATTGACTCGTTCCTTGTGAGCTGGGACGGAACGCACCAATCGCCTGGATGACCGCCGAATAGCCGCCGACGCAAGCGAGGTAGATCAGCCACGTCGTGGCCGTGAGCTGATGCGTGAAGCCCTGGTAGATAAAGACGGCCGTCGCAGCGGCCGATGCAACGTTCGGCCATAGCTTCGCGTGCGAGAGCTTGCCGTCGTTGCCGCTGATCAGATCGCGCAAAGCCATGATGCCGACGTCCTTACGCGACCGATACCGTGCCGCCTGCCGCTTGGTAGGCGGCAATCAGCATCGACATTTGGTTTTGGTGCTGACCGTAGTTGTTGCCCGGCAGCGAAGCCCAGATATTCGAGCAAGCAACGATTGCCGCTTGAATGTGGCCGGCAAGGAGCATGGGAATCGCACCGCGCTCCCGGATCTGCTGAATAGCGATCCGATCCTGCGATACCGGGCCGAAATCCGCGAGATGCAACTCGGCAGCGTACGGCTGATAGTACCGATGCAGCAGTTGATATCGGCCGGCTGCCGTCGAGTCCAGTTCAGTGTTGAGGACGTTCGGGTGCGTGCCGTAGCTGGAAAAGGTCAGCAGCTTCGGTGCGATCTGAACGCCGTTTCGCACTTCGGGGCCGTGCGAGCCAACGAGAACGTTGTAGCCGTCGTCACTGTTCTTCAGCAACCATGCGCCGATCTCGCTCACGGCGAGCATGTCGAGGCATGCGACGATGTTTTGACCGCCTGCGGCGGCTGCGGAAATGCGTGCCATTGTCCGGCTTCCCTTATGTGATGGATTCGTCCTCGGGAAGTCGGTTTTGCTGACCGTGATCGTCCCGCAGTGGATGAACGCCAGTCTAGGGACCGGATGTCAGCACCAAG